TTTAACATGGGATTTCTTGAGTTAGTTCGCAGAGGTATGGAGACTGAAGAAAACAAAGAGTAAATAATACCTGACGTTAAAGAACAATTAAAGGAGCTATTATGTTAGCTATTGTTGATGGTGATGTATTACTATATATGAGTATATGGGGTGCAGAAACCAAAAAAGAAGCACGAGAAAACTTTGATAGTCTTTTTACTGCTATTTTAGAAAGCTTATTTACAAATGATTATGTCATGGCCTTAGGTGGCCCTGATAACTTTAGAGTAGACTTATACCCTGAATATAAAGCTAATCGATCAAAGTCAAAATCTACAAGACCAGACTGGTTCTTAGATTTGAAATCAGATGTTGTAAATGAATATGAAGGTTGTATACTAACAGATAATTGTGAAGCTGACGACATGATTCGCATTTGGGCTAATGAGTGTAAGCAATCTTATGTAATTGTCACTGTAGATAAAGATTTAGACTGCATTGAAGGTCTTCATTACAATCCTCGTAAAAAAGAAACTTATACAATTGACAGAGACTATGCTGATTATTTCTATTGGAAACAATTACTTATGGGTGATAGTGTAGATAATATCCCAGGTATTCCTAAAGTTGGACCTAAGAAAGCTGAGAAAATGCTTGAAGGTACAACACTACCTGCACACCGAAAAGAAATTGTTTGCAAAGCATATAATGATTTTTATAGTGAAGAAGGCCATGCTCATATGTTAGCTAATGGAAAGCTATTACATATCTGGCGCAAACAAGATGATCACTTTAACTTGCCAAAAGAAAAGTACAATGCCTATGTTAACAGATAAAGGCCACTGGGAATATAATAAAAAGTTTGATCCTAGTGAGTGGTTTGGCTTTGTATATTGTATAGAAAATTTAACTACTAAACAGTATTATATTGGAAAGAAACAATTTTGGCATGGCGGTAAAAAGAAATCTAGAACTTACGGAAAAGCAATGACATGGAAAACTTATATAGGTTCTTCTAAAGCTTTAAAACAAGACATTGGTAAGTATAAAAAAGATAACTTTAAATTTGAAATTGTAGATCTTTATAAAACTAAAGGTGGATTGTATTATGCAGAAGCTTATCTACAAATGTTATCTGATTGTATGACAGAATACTTACCGGATAATGTTACACCTAGGTTTTACAATAGACAAATTGCTGCTATTAGGTTTGTACCAAAAGAGTTTCCTACTACAAAAACCAAGAGGTATGTTAATGTATTAAAGAAAAGGTTTTTATAATGGAAGTATCACCGATGGCAGTAGCCTTATGGATTGTGAGTGTTGGCTTATTAGCCTTTACTTTAGTCTCAGAAATTATGGGTTATCACTTAGTTAATCCTATCACAAGTATTATATTCTTTTTATTGTTTCAAGAAATGTCTAAATTCACAGCACATATAGGAGCAGATGATGGGGACAATAGTCACTCGTAATCAACCATGTGAAAAGTGTGGCAGTTCAGATGCCAAACAAATTTATGAAGAAGGCTCTGCATTTTGTTTTTCTTGTAGAGCCTCTTTTCCTGCCCCAAAGGAGGGCAACATGCAACCAGCAAAAACAGAATGGGTAGCAGTTAATAACGACACAGTAACAGAAATTACAGAAGAATATCCGATACGTGGCTTTAAAGAACGAAATATTTATAAACAAGTATCGGAGCATTACGGTGTTAAAGTATCTTATAATATTGACGGAGATATTTCTAGTCATTACTATCCTTATTATGTGGGCAGTAAGATCTCCGGTTACAAAGTTAGAGAGCTACCCAAAACCTTTACCTCCTGTGGTACCGTTAGAGGTGGACTATTTGGACAACAACTCTACAACGGCGGTAAAAGATTAGTTATAACGGAGGGCGAGTTAGATGCTATGGCAGTCCAATCGGCTTGGTATAAGAAGTATAAGACTTTTTATCCTGTGGTTAGTGTTCGTAGTGCTAGTTCTATACGAGATCTTATCGAATGTCGTGATTGGATTCGTAACTTTGATGAAGTTATTTTATGGCTTGATAAAGACGAAGCTGGTGAAAAAGCAGTAAAAGAAGCTGCTCGTATAATTGGCTACGATAAAATTAAAATAGCTAAATCAACAGAAAAAGATGCTAGTGATCTTTGGATTAAAGAACCTGACAAAGTATTAAAAGTAATCTACGATGCAGTAGAGTATACACCTGCAGGTATTCTTACTAAAGATGAACTATGGACTCAACTAGAGGCTTATAATGAAATTGAATCTGTACCTTATCCCGACTTTATGGAAGGTCTTAATGAGAAGCTTAAAGGTATGCGATTCGGAGAAATCACTCTCTGGACTAGCGGAACCGGATCAGGTAAAAGTACGCTTCTTCGGGAAATTGCTGTACATCTTCTTGAAAGAACTGAAGATAAAATCGGCCTTATTAGTTTGGAAGAAAGTCCCGCTGAGACTGCAAGAAAAATGTCTGGAATGGCTCTTAGTAGAAATCCTGCCAAAGAGGAGATCCCTATAGATGAACTTAAAGAAGGATTTGATACTATTTTTAGTGATAACCGTGTTATGGTCCTTGATCATCAAGGTTCTATATCTGATGGCTCCATCATGGATTTTCTTGAGTATATGTGTCTTAGCGGTTGTAAGTATCTCTTTGTGGACCACATTACTATACTTGCTTCTGAAGGAACTGAAGGACTTACCGGAAACGAAGCGATAGATAAAATTATGAATGATCTTTTACGTTTGGTTAAGAAATATAACGTATGGCTAGGTCTTATTAGCCACTTGCGTAAAACAGATAACAAAGGTAAAAGCTTTGAAGAAGGTAAGCTACCCTCTATGGACGATATTCGTGGATCAGGTAGTATTAAACAAATTAGTATGGACATTATTGCTTTTGCTAGAAACGTTGGTTCAGAAAGCGAAGAAGAAAGAAATACTATTAGAACTAAGGTTCTTAAATGTAGATATACAGGTTTAACTGGCCCATCGGGTTCTATGTTTTATAACTTTGACACAGGCAGATTAAGAAAGGGTTCCGATGAATTCAACGAAGAGAACTTTGAGCGAGTTTGATTCTCCACCAGACGAGTTTTGGATGTCTATTATATTACAGCTATTAGACGGTGGTGCAGATGTATCAGAAATTAATCCTAATGTAATGGAGTTTATAGAAAAGATAGTTAATTCTTTTCACAACATTAACGAACAAAGTACAGAGTTAGGTGACAGGTTTTATTATTTTGCAGATACAATAATGAATTCACACTTACAATCAAAAAGGAATATGCACTAATGAAAGAAGTTTACAATATGCTTAAAAACAAAGGGTTATCTGATGATCAATTTGATCAATGGGTTATTAATCCTAATGTTAAAAAGCTTTATCCACAATCAGATCTTAATAAGATTAAAGAAATGTGGTACCCCCCTAAACCTAAGTCTAAAAAGAAAAAACCAACGGCTGAACCGTTGGACTCATTCAAGTATTTTAACGAAAACGAACAGGAGTAGCTTACTATGAAAGCTTACGAAGACTTTATCCATCTTTCACGATACTCACGTTTTATAGCTGATTGGAATCGGCGCGAAACGTGGAACGAAACTGTAGATAGACTCATCGGATTTTGGAAAGAACAAATCGGCAATAATGTTATTACTGATGCGGAATTCCAAGAAGTGCATGATGCTGTATACAACAAAGAAGTCATGCCCTCTATGCGCTCTATGTGGAGTGCAGGAGATGCACTATCAAAAAATCACTTCCGAGGTTACAATTGTAGCTTTGCAGAAGTAGATCATCCACGAGTATTTGATGAAATACTTTATATTCTTATGGCAGGAACAGGTGTAGGCTTTTCAGCTGAAGCCAGTGCTGTAAATAAATTGCCTATTATTAATGATCAATTTGTTAAAACAGAACGTACTATTTCTATTGAAGATAGTGCTGAAGGTTGGGCAAAAGGATTACGTAAGCTTATAGCAGATTTATATTTAGGAAATATTCATGAATGGGATTATTCTAAAATTAGACCAGAAGGTGCGCGTCTTAAAACTATGGGTGGTCGGGCTTCTGGTCCTGAACCTCTTAAACGTTTATTTGAGTTTGTAACAAATACCTTTAAGAACGCAGCGGGGCGTAAACTACGGCCTATTGAAGTACATGACATTGTATGTAAGATTGCAGAGATTGTTGTAGTAGGTGGTGTACGCCGCTCTGCTTTAATTTCTCTAAGTGATCTTACAGATCCAGAAGTACGTGATGCTAAATCAGGTATGTGGTGGGAAAATAACTCACAACGTGCTTTAGCAAATAACTCTGCTGCTTATGATCAAAAACCTTCTATGGATGTATTTATGGAAGAGTGGTTAGCGCTTAAGAAGTCAGGCTCTGGTGAGCGTGGCATTTATAGTCGTTATGGTGCTCAGCGTAATACTAACGGGGGTCGTAGGGATAGTTCACAAATTCGTGGTACTAATCCTTGTGCAGAAATTTTATTGCGTTCAGGACAACTGTGTAACTTATCTGAAGTAGTATGTCGTGTAGATGATACAGAAGAAGACCTTAAGCGTAAAGTGCGTATTGCTACTATTCTTGGTACTTTCCAAGCCTCACTAACAGACTTTAAATACGTGCGAAAGATATGGCAAAAGAATTGTGAAGACGAAAGCTTGCTAGGTGTAAGCTTAACTGGTATTCAAGACTGTAAACTATTACAAAACCCTGATCCAAAGCTGTTAAAGGAAATGAAAGATGTTGCCATACGAACTAATAAAGAATACGCCGAAAGGCTTTCTATTAACCCCGCTACAGCTATTACTACAGTTAAGCCAAGCGGTACTGTTAGCCAGCTTGTTGACAGCGCTAGTGGCATTCATGGTCGCTTTGCCCCTTATTATATTCGATCTGTTCGTCAGTCAAACAACGATCCTTTAACACAACTTCTTAAGGATCAAGGGGTACCTAACGAACCAGACGCTATGAACTTAGAGCGTACTACTGTGTTTTACTTCCCGATTAAATCACCAGAGGGTGCTACCCTAGCTAACGAGCAAACCGCTATCGAGCAACTTGAGAACTGGTTGACTTATCAAACTTGGTGGTCAGAACATTCAGTCTCAGTAACTATTTATGTAAAAGAACATGAGTGGTTAGAAGTAGGTAATTGGGTATTTAAGAACTTTGATAACGTAACTGGTATTAGTTTCTTGCCTTATAGCGAGCATACTTATGCACAAGCCCCTTACTCACCTTGTACTGAGCAAGAGTACATTAAAGCAGTTCATGCCTTCCCTAAAGTAGACTTTTCTTTGCTTCCTAACTATGAGCTTGAAGACGAAACCGAAGGTGCTCAAACCTTAGCCTGTGCGGCAGGTGGGTGTGAAATATAGCTGACGTTAAAGAATAATATTATATAAGAGAGATAAAAATGGATAGAGTTGTAAAAGAAGTAGCTGATTTTTCTGTAGACTTTTGTGAAAACGGCTATGTATTAAACTATAGTGGTCGAACTGCAGAAGATGACTATAGTAATACTAAAAAAGTATTTACTAGTTGGGATGCTTGTAATGAATACATTATGAGTATTATAGCAAATAAATCGGAGTATAAGATTGGATAATACCTTTAAATTAATTGGGTATGCCCTTGGTTTTATTGCAGGAAGTATAGTTAATACGTGGGTCGGACTATACTTTCTCAATTGGTTAGGGTGGATGCCGTTTTAGATTGGAAAACAAATGTTTACTGCAATTATACTAGCATGTACTATAGAGGGAACTGAATGCAAAGGTTTCGCTAATCCTATTTTATTTGCTTCTAAAAAAGAATGTGAAAGGCAAATAGGATTTGGTATTGCGGCTATTGAAAAACTAAATTGGGTTGCACATGATTGGAAGTGCATAGCTTGGAGTGATAATGCTTAAATACTTAAAAGAACATATTATTGTTCGATACATTCGATACTTAAGAACCTGGAGAGCACATCGAGAAACTATTAAACAGCTTAATAGTTTAAGTGATAAAACTCTTAAGGATATTGGACTAAATCGTGGTGTTATTAGCCACTTAATTTGGTTAGAAAAAGATAAAATGAAAACAGGAAAAAAAGATGACACCTGAAGAATTAGATGCTGTAGTATTAGAGTATTTTAATGAGTTTATGGAAGATGGATTTGATTTAAACTCTGATAACTCTTTAAACGATATATTTCATGTTTTGTTTGAGGCAGGGTTTATGGCTTGTCTAGCAGCCTCTGAAGAAGACGAGGAAGAGTAATGTACTTAGTATTAGGACGAGAGAAATGCGGGCATTGTACTCAAGCTCTTAACCTTTTGGATAGTACTAATACTCCTTATGTATATAAAGATATTACTATTAACCCACACTACATGGATTTAATTAAGTTAGACTTAGGAATGACAACTGTTCCTGTGGTATTAGAGTTAGTTGGTGGTTATAAAGAATTAGCAGAAAGATTAAAAAATGACTGAACAATTACAAGAACAACAAAAAGCAACAATTACTTTAGACGATAAGTCTTATGTTATTGAGGATATGACATCACAAGAACAAAACATGTTAGTGGTAATTCAAACTGCAGGTAATAAAGCACAAGCACTACAAGCAGAATTAGCTGTAGTAGATGCAGGTCGTAACGCTATTATTGCTCAACTCAAAGAATCATTGGAATCAGATGACAACAGCAACAAAGAAGCCGACTAAGAAAAAGGCAGGTAGACCAGCTAAGATAAAGCTAAAACATAACCCTAAAACTTCTGCTGATGATTATTACAAAAAGTATGGAGACATAGGTGTTTGTGCTATATATGGTATAGATGAATTTACAGAGCATTTAATAGATTACCTATGGAAACATCCTGACATGTCTATTATTTGTACTGATCCTAATGAGTCTAAACTAGCTAATATCAATCGTAAAATTGGTCAAAGAAGCTTTTCTATGTATCGTTGGGATATTCGACATCACGTAGGATTTGTTGAAGAGCCTTTAGTAGAGGTTATGGTGGTATCTAAAAACCATATTGATGATGTTAAAAAACTACCTAATCCTTATAACGTAAAGTTTATTGTATTGGAAGAAGTATAATGAATACTACAGAAACTTTTATTCCTTATAATCAAAATCTTAACTACATGTTAGTTGATTTTATTGAAATGCAAAGTTCTAAAGACCCTATGGACCATGACATTATGGTAGTAGAGTTTAATAAACAAGAGTATAAGCTCCGATGGGATCCTCGATACTCTTACTTTGCTGGCTTTGTTGCTAGCACAGAAGGCTATATCCCTTAAATTTTCCCCACACCTCTCTAGCTGCTCCTTCGGGGGTGGTTGGAGGGGTGTGGGGAATTATTTTTTTTTTTTAATTAGAGAAATAATATGGAAATAAAAAATTTACCAGCTTTAGGTTATAACTTTTTATTTGTTGATAACTTATTGACTGAAGAAGAAAATAATATGTTAGTAGAGTTATGTTATGATATAAAAAATAATATTAACGAAGGAAGCCCTAAAGATTGGACTGCTACTAACTTTACTACTTTTAGAAACTTTGACCCTGTTTCCGATAACAAGTTTAATTTTTATTCAGAAAAAGTTCAAAAAGCAGTAAACACTTACGCTCATTATCATGATTACACAGAAGGCATTTATCACAGAAATGGTTGGATAAATTATAATAGAGAAAATGAATACGTAGAAGAACATACTCATGCTAATTCTAGAATAAGTTGTATTTATTATGCAAAAGTACCAGAAAATTCTAAAGGTACTATATTTAAGTCTCCTTATATTGATATGCTACCTTTTCCAAAAAATCATGATGTTATTGAAATTGAAGCAGTAGAAAAAAGGTTATTAGTCTTTAGATCATTCTTACCTCATTTAGTAGAGAGTGGTATTAATAAAGAAGATAGAATTACTTTAGCTTCTAATTATTTGTAGGAAAACTATGACACTAATATCTCATTTTCCCCTCCCAAACATGCCTTTCCAAACTCACGAGAATATAGTCTTTAAGCCCTATAATGAAGCTATGATGCCTGAAGATGGTGCTTATCGAGAGACTAGAGAAGAAATGTTAACAGCTCAAGACAAAAGAGCTCAGAAGGTTTTAGAAGAAAACTGGAGAGAAAAAGCTGAAAAGCTAATGACTCTACAAAAACAACAAAACAATACTTATTATGAGAGACAAAGAATATTTCAAGGAGAAGTTCTTGATATTTCTGTCTGAAAATAATACCTGACGTTTAAGAATAAACTTAATAACTTTGCTAAGGCTCTGCCAAAGTGATATCTAGGACTTCTCTACTGATACTTGAAAGAGAATGATCTGAATGCCCCCCGATAGTATCCTCTCTATGCTTCTTGCGTATACAGCGCGGGGGGTTATTGATATCACTTTGGTATCCTTAGTGTAAGTATTAAAGGAATTTAAAATGAACTTTTCACAATTTCATACTGAACCTTTTATTTTAAAGGTTTCTAAAGGTAAAGTTAATGGACACAGTACAGATCATAAGTTTGGTGCTGTTCCTGCTATGTCTCAAAACAATACAGGTAGTATTTGGGATGTTAATGACACTCTTTATCCTTGGTCGTCTTTTTCTTCTGCTTCTATTATTAACGTGGAAACAGTAAATTCAAGTGATAATGGTAAAACTATTACAGTAGTAGGCTTAGATGCTAACTATAATAAACAAACAGAAAATATTGTTGTGTCTGATTCTTCTTCTGTAAATAGTACAAAGACCTTTATTAGAGTCTATCGTGCTTTTATGCATGATACTTCTGCTGTTAACGTTGCAAACATTAACATTAGAGTTAGCACTACTGTTGTTGCTAGAATTACAGCAGGTCAAGGACAAACTTTAATGGCTGTTTACACTGTTCCAGCAGGATATACCGCATATTTGCTTAAAAAGACTTGTACGTGTCAGGCTAACGCAGATGCTACAGTGGGCCTTTATACAAGAACCTTTGGAGAAAATGCTTTTAGAGTTAAACATAGCTTTGAAGTCTCAGGGGCGGGTGGACAATACCTTTACGACTCTATTCCTACAAAAGTAACAGAGAAAAGCGATATTGATATGATTGCTACCGTAAGGTCTAATAACGCTAGACTAACGGCTGCATTTGATATCCTTTTGGTTAACAATTTATTTATTAGTCAAGAAAGATAAAATAAATCTTTTCAATGACTTATTAAGAATATTTTTTAAATGCTTGAAAAGAATTATAAAAAATTTCAATTGAAAAAGAATCTATAAAGAAGGACTGAACAAAATGGCTAATCCGAATCCGACTAAGCCTCAGATGGGTGGTCGGCGTGAAGGCGCTGGTCGTCCTAAAGGGTCTAAGAATATTAACTCTATGGCGTCTGTTAGAAAGCTTGAAGAGCTTCAATTTGATCCTATTGAGATGATGGTTAAGAAGTATAATTACATTGAAGAGCAGCTGGCTCATCACCATAGCGGTAAGACACCTTTAGGTGGTGGTGCATATGCTCAACTAGTAGCTACTCAAGGCACTCTCATTAATAACTTAATGATGTATGGCTATAAGAAAATCCCTGACAAGATCGAGCAAGAGGTTACTGAAAAGAAACCTATTTCTATATTACTCACTAATAAGAATAAGGAAAAAGACGATGAGTGATTCGGATGCTTGGCATCTCTCTAAGAGTGTGCCTGTAACATTTATTTTAGCCATTTTATTTCAAACAATAGCCCTTGTGTGGTATGTATCTAGTTTAGATAATGCTATACAAAATAATACTAGAGACTTAATGCGTCAAGAAGTTCGCTTAGAAGCTTTAGAAGATATAGTCCAGACCCAAGCTTTAACTATGGTACGTATGGATGAGAATATAAAAGCCATTAGAGACATGATGGAAAAAGACCGTCAAGACAAATAACAGATATATCCCTGATAGCATTAATAACAGCTAAGGGAATACTATGATAGATCCAATTACTGCTATTGCTGGAGCCTCTGCTGCGTTTAACGCTATTAAAAAGGGGATTCAAGTAGGCAAAGACTTACAAGACATGGGAGGACAACTCTCTCAGTGGGCGGGGGCTATGGCTGACATAGACTTTGCTCAAAAACAAACAGATAATCCACCTTGGTATAAAGCTTTAGGTGGTGGTGTAGAAGCACAGGCTATGCAAGTGTTTGCTGCACAAAAGAAAAGAGATGCAATGCGTAAAGAGTTAAAGGACTTTATTTGTGTTGCCTATGGACCATCACACTGGGAAGAGCTTCTAGGAATTGAAGCAGAGATTCGTAAAAAGAAAAAAGACCATGAATTCCGTAAAATGGAGATTAAGCAATCTATAATTGAGTGGAGTGCTGGAATATTCTTACTAATATTCTTGTTAGGTTGTCTCACAGGCTTTGTATGGTTAACAACATTAGATTAGAGAATAGTTATGGAAATTAATTTACATGAAGGGCAGTCTGATGTTATCAGAGATCTGTTCGTAGATAAGTCTTGCAGATACGCAGTAGTTAATGCTAGTCGTGGTTTTGGTAAGTCATACTTAGCAGCAACAGCAGCTATCGTAGCAGTACAAGAGTTAATGGAGCTAGATGAGTCAGTACCTAATAAGAACGTAGCACTAATAGCACCTACTTACTCTCAGGCAGTAGATATTTACTATCCGCTAATAGCTTGGCAGTTAGGTATGGAAGACTTTGCTGATAAAGCCTCTAAGGCAGCTGGAACGTTCTGGTTTCCTAATAACGTATTACTTAAATTATGGTCTTATGAGGCATCACAGCGTATGCGAGGTACAGGTCAGTACTTTGTAGTAGCTGATGAGGTTACTTCATGGAAGGGTGCAGGTATGAATCTCAAGGAGTCTTGGGAGTCTATCATACAACCCTGTGTAAGTACTCGTTGGTCTCCTCAGAACGCTAAAAAGTTTGGAGCTAATGCTGGTAGAGCGCTTATTATTAGTACTCCCAGAGGCTATGATTATTTTTATGAAATGTATAACAGACAAGATTCTGATACAGATTGGAAGAACTATCATTACACTTATCACGACTCTCCATTCCTTGATGATGAGGAAATCGAGAGAGTAAAACTAACCCTTGATCCTCTAAAGTTTGCCAGAGAGTATACTGCAAGCTTCGAAGACTCTGGCACTAATGTATTCTATACATTTAACAGAAAGGATCATATAGACAAAACACTTCCTTCATTCCAAGACGAAGAAGATGTCCATGTAGCTATCGACTTTAACGTTGGTATCATGGCATCAGTTATCTTCGCAATTAGGGGTAGCCAAATACACATCTTAGATGAGATGCAAGGACACCCCGATACAGAAACCCTAGCAAGGGCGCTTACGGAGAAGTATAATGGTCATCGTATCATTAGCTATCCGGATCCTTCTGGGAGGGCGCGAAAAACTTCAGCTGCTGTCGGTGTTACCGATTTCAAGATCCTAGAGACAAACAAGATCGTCACCAGAGCACACACAAAAGCTCCACCGATTGTAGACTCAGTAGCAGCTGTAAATAAAAAGTTTAAGAACGCCAATGGTGATATTGACATGCTTATACATCCTAAGTGTGTTAATACTATAAGGTCTCTAGAGCGTACACAGTGGATAGAGTCTAATCCAGATAGTGCTACGATTGATAAGAAGGAAGGTGTTGAACACTGGACAGATGCCCTGCGTTATGCAGTAGAGTATCTGTATCCAATTAGAGCGGGAACTAAAGTCGTTAAGCGCGGGTTTAGCTTCTAAAATCAAAAATAAAAGGAATAATATTATGGCAGAAGAACTAAAATATTATAGGCCATCCCAGAAAGCATATTATAAGATACTAGCAAAAGTTGCTGCTTTTAGAGCTGGTCGTAGACCAGATGGTCGTGAAGGCGGTATTAAAGATGCAGGAGAATTTGTTTATGAAAGTGGTCGTGAAAAAGCTAGACGAACAACGGCTACAAGTAGCGCGTCTTCAGGCCGTGAAAATAAAATAGGTAGCACAGCTAGAGGCTCTGCAAATTCGGCTCGTAGTAATGCTATTCGTAGATCTGCTCAAAGCTCTGCTTCATCAGGCCGTGAAAATAAAATAGGTAGCACAGCTAGAGGCTCTGCTTCTTCAGGTCGTGAAAATAGAATAAGGAGTACAGCTAGAAGTTCTGCGTCTTCAGGTCGCGAAAATAGAATAGCTAAAACAGCGAGAAGTTCTGCTTCTTCGGCGCGTGAAAAGGCTTCACGGAAAACAGGTAGCGGTCGTCCAAGCAAGTTAACTACTAAAACTAGAAGGTTTAAAAACAGTCCTGCAGGGCGTAAATTAACTTCAACTTTTGGATTTGGTTCAAAGTTTTCTAGATCTAAAACTTTAGCCCGTGGTAAAATTTACATGGCTAAAAAGAATGTAAAAACTGCTGCAAAAGCAGCTCCTGGAAATATTAAAAAGTGGGGAAGTGCCGCTCAAGTTGCTGCTTTAGAAAAAGCTAGAAAAGCTTCAGCTGCAGCTAGAAGGAAATATAGAAGGGTTACTGGACAATCTAAAAGAGGTGGAGGAGGTAAATAATCATGCCATCAGGTAAAGGTACTTACGGAACTAAACGCGGTCGTCCACCTAAAAAAGGTGGTAAAAAGAAATAAAATGGGCAGAGCAAATCCACGCTTATGGGAAAGCGCAAAGAAAACAGCAGTGTCTCGTATGGGTGGGCATTCTGCTAGAGCAATGCAACTTGCCGCTAAACTCTATAAAGAAAGAGGCGGCAAGTACACAGGTTCAAAAACTAAAGCCCAAAAGTCTATGACTAAGTGGACTAAGCAAGATTGGGGTACTAAAAGTGGGAAAAATAGTATTAGGGGTAAAAACGCTACTGGTGAGCGTTATCTTCCTAAAGCAGAGCGCAACAAGCTTACCAAAGCTCAGTATGCCGCCACCACTCGAAAAAAACGAGCTGATCTTGCCAAGGGAAAGAAAGTTTCCCAACAACCGAAAAAGATTAAAAAGAAATTAGGAAAGAAAAAGTAATGGCTAAAAAATTACAAGGTAAAATAATTTCTTCTAAAAATAGTATTACAGCTAAAGAGCTTAAAGCTGCAAAACAAGCTAACAAAAAGAAAACAAAATGAAGTCTATTAAAAAGATTAAAGAAAAATCTAATAGAGATTCTATGAATCAAGCTTTTAAATATGGTGCAAAAGAAGGTGAAAATAATAACCCGTATAAAGCATTAAAACCTGCTTTAAAGGCAATAAAGAAAAAATAACTTTTAATACCCATCTGAGGATCGGTAGAAAGGAAACTACACATGCCACGTTCAGCAATAACGTCTAAATCAAAAGACATAATCGATGATGATGGAGCCGTATTGGTTTCTCTCATTGAAGGAGAACAAACAAGACTTGATATTGTAGCCAGTTGGCTTACTAACTTATCAGGCTATACTATCACAGCTAAAATAGTTGAAGGTGATAACGTACAAGGTTCAGGAGCGATCCCAACTACTGCAGCTAGCAGTCCTGTTGTTACTACTTTAACAATTCTTGATAGTACCCCTACCGATAATCAATTTGATATTGTTATCCCTCAAACTTTAATTGATAGCTGGGATACTTATCCCGTACCTGATAAACCTGTTTATGGGTTTATTGGACTTGAAATCGCTGATACAGGTGTAGGTACAAACCAACAGATTTGGAAGCCTATGCGTGGTGTTGTAGAAGTACGCTACTCTCCTACGGAGGTAATATAAATGTCTTATAACCTCACACTTAATAATCAACAGCTACAGCTTAGTTTAGCACGTACTGGTGGGCAAGGTACTAAAGGCGATTCTATTACTTCTGCCTCAATTGACAGTAATGGTGACTTTCATGTTATCATTTCTAATGCAGCCGGACAACAAGTACAAGATATTAACCTTGGTGGTGCTACTATTATTGCCGAAGCTACCGCAGCTAAGACTGCTGCAGAAGCCGCCTT